AATTTAATACTAGTGGTTTAACTGAGGAGCAGGCATTAAAAATGGCTTTTATTACTTGGCCTGATGGTATAACCCAATGTTGCCATTATTCAGAGAGTAGACGTAAGGAATTTCTTGATGAATCTATTCGCCCCCAAGCCCATTCAGACATTATATATGAGAAAATTCAAACCTATGGTTTAAAACCTGATATTGTAGTTGAAGCTAAATTAAAAGAACAAGCAATATTTCAACAGCTTCTGTAAAAGATGTGGAGAACCGAGGATTTGTTCGTATATTCACGGTATAATAATAAAATAAAGGTTATGAAAATTCGTTTTACAAATCCATTTCTATTTTCTGTAGGTTTATCCCTTATTCTAGGTGCTGAGTTTTTAACTGGTAGTATGTTATCATATTTTCTTGGGAGTGCTTGTTTTGGTTTAATATTTGTTAATTTTTTAGAAAGTAAAAAAAATGGATAATTTTAAAAAACTACTTCAAGAAACTATTGATGAAAATCGAATAGAATTGTTGGTAGAATCGCGGAAATACAGCGAGAATGAGCGCATATACATGCGGGGCTACAACCGGGCATTGGAGGATATGAACGATGATTTTCTCGCAGAGTATGGCGAATTTAAAAAATACAATTTCACCCCATCTTTAAATTAAAAATTATGAATACATCAAATCAAACCGAATTATTAAATACTCTTATTGAGTTAGAGGAACAAATCAATGAACTTTGGAATTATCACCCAGATAATGAAAATTGTATTGATGTAGTAGCTGAATTTGATAATTTGCAGAAAAATGCATTACATATAGAACAAGAACTTAAAGAAAAGGGTTAGATAATATACTACTGTGGTGGAATAGGTAGACACGAGGGACTTAAAATCCCTTGAGCAGTAATGTTCGTGCGGGTTCGATTCCCGCCAGTAGTACAAATAATGGATTAGTAGCTCAGCTGGATAGAGCATCGCCCTTCTAAGGCGACGGTCGTAGGTTCGAATCCTACCTGATTCACGAGGAAGATTGGCAGAGTGGTCGAATGCACTGGTCTTGAAAACCCGCGTACCACAAGGTACCGTAGGTTCGAATCCTACATCTTCCGCTGTCCTGTGGTGTAATGGCAACACTTCTGTTTTTGGTACAGACATTCTAGGTTCGAGTCCTGGCGGGATAACAAAATTACTTGGATATGTCCCTTTTTAAGTTTATATTTATGGATGTGAAGACACATACTGAACTTAAAGATTTTGCGAAGATAATCCATTTATATTATATTGATGGGATATTTGATAAAACTGATGTGGAAAGTTGGTTAGGGGAAGTAGGAAGTGAATTAAATAAAATAACTAAGAAAAAAATAGTATTTAGTTTCTTTGATGCTTATTTTCCCACTCGTATGACTATATATGAAAGTGGAAAGGTTAGAGTAGAAAATGATTTAGACGAGTCCCTATGATTGATCCAGAAAAATTATTTAGCGCTTTTGAATTACCTGAAAGTGATGATCCTTTACTCGAGGATCTCCAAAAAACTCAAGCATTCAAATTAGGCATGTTTAAGAAAATAATTTGGAATCAAAAGAATATAGAGAAGAAAATGGATCATTTTTTAAAATCAATGCCCGAAATAGCAGAAAAAATTGATTTTGATAATGATGCCGGAGAGTTTGTTACTCATACTAGAGCATGGACCTATCTTAAAGATTTTCAACCCAACTCCAATCAAGGTAAAGATGCTTCTAAATTATTCTCAGATGACTACACAATTACAGCATGTAGGCTTGCTCTCTCATTTTGGGAAGAATTAGAACATTATGAAAAATGCGCACATATAAAATCTGTTCACGATCTTTTGAAGAATAACTTGGCTAAGTAAACCCTCCAGCGTATATTTGAGGTACAGGAATTGAGAGAAAGAGAGATGAGAGAGATAGGGTACGAGACGTCACGTGACGTCACCTAAAAATATTTAAACAACCCAAAATAATTATGAGAAATATAGATTTATTTAGACAGAAACTTAGCCGTATTGACGGGAAACTTAAAACTATCAAAATGATGGTTACCCGTAAAGGAACTTCTGTTGATGATATCCACAAAGTTATTGATGCCATTGAAAGTGAATGTAGTGACATTAATACTATGATCGATCGTGAAGGTCATGACGCTTATAATAGATAATAAAAAATAAAAGTTATGAATTTAACAGCAGAACAAATCCAAGGAAATTGGGTTGAATTTATTGGTAACATTGATACCTATATCTCATCACCTCGTAAAGAGAAATTAGTGGAATTTTATAAAAAATACCATGAACGTATCATACTTATGCCTGCTGCCCATAAAAAAGAATACCATAACTCTTTCCCTGGAGGATATGTTGAGCATGTAAATCGTGTTGTGCGTTGTTCTATCAATCAATCTCGTTTATGGGAAGATGAAGGAGCAGATATGTCAACTTTCACTATGGAAGAGCTTGTGTTTTCTGCTATTAACCATGACTTAGGCAAAATGGGTGACGAGAACCACGAATCATACATCCCTCAGGATGATAAATGGAGACGTGATAAATTAGGTGAAGATTACAAATTCAACACTCAGGTCCCATTTGCTTCAGTTCCAGATCGAGGTTTGTTTATGCTTCAATCACATGGTGTTCAGTATTCATTTAATGAAATGCTAGCTATCCAAACACATGATGGTTTATATGATGAAGCTAATACTAAATATCTTAAGGCATACATGCCAGAGCAAAAACCACGCACTTCTTTACCTTATATTCTCCATCAAGCCGATTTAATGGCCGCGAGAATAGAATTTGAACGTGAGTGGTTACCAAAATTAAAAAATCCCGTGACACCCACAAAAAAGAATTTTACATTGGATGCTAAGCCTAAAGCTATTGCTAGTAAGCAAAATAAAGCGTTAGGTGCCATTAAAAGTGAAGGTTTAAAAAATTTATTAGATAACTTATGATACTAGCTATTATTATTCTATCAATTGTCGTTATAGTCCTAGGATATACGACTTTTAACCTTTTACGTAAAATTGAGAAACAAGAAGATATCTTGTCTAGCTATCTAACATATTTAGATAGAATTTCCCGAGTAATAGAGGTTTCAGATAAAAAGCTAAAGACCATAGACGCAAAAGGTACCTTTAGCAGTGACGATGAAGTAGGTTTTTTCTTTCAACAAATCAAAGGGTTACAAGACATCTTGAACGAATTCGTTCTCAAGAAAATCTAATAACCTACTATGCCCAGAAAAGCCAAGAGTAAAAACTACTTCACCAAAGATACAGAAAATGCAATTGTAAAATATAATAATGAACCTAATTCTAGTGTTCGTTCCCTTATATATGAACGAGAAATTCACTATGCTTTTTTTAAGCTAACAGAGAATATCATTCATACTTTCAAGTTCTATTATACTGATGTAGACGACATTGAACATTTACAGCATGAGGTAATTACATTCTTGCTTTCTAAAATCCATTTATTTGACCCAACCCGAGGTGCTAAGGCATATTCTTATTTTGGTACTATAGCTAAACGTTATCTAATACTCCAGAACCAAAAGAATTACAAGAAACGTGTCCATAAAGCTCCAGTAGATGTGTTATTTAAAGATGATTCATATTCATATAGTTTAGACGATCCAGACCCAGCCAATTTACCTATAAATCAATTTCTTGCTTTATATGTAGATTATTGTACCGAAAACTTATATGAATTATTCCCTAAAAAACATGATGCTCAAGTAGCGGATGCTATTTTAGAATTGTTTCGTAAACGAGAAGATATAGACATCTTCAATAAAAAAGCACTTTACATTTACATACGAGAAATGGTAGATGTTAAAACCCCTAAAATTACCAAAATAGCCAATCAACTATATGGTATATTCAAAGATAATTATATATTTTTCCTTGATCATGGGTATGTAGAATTTGAATAGTTTATATTTATAACCAAATAAAACGTATAAATATGAGCCAACAATTTGACAAATTAGTCTTTGGTAAGAAAAGATTCGCCGATTTACTCGAGGAAATTTACAATAACCAAAAACGGCGCGAAGCGCAAGTGACCGCGCTTATTTCCGAGTTAAAACCGATGGTTACCGATATAGGTGACGCTACATTAATTGTACCTTTAATTAAAGAGTATATGGAAATCGGTGTTAAAAATGATGATGCTTTAATTAAAATGGCTACGTTAGTACAACGTGCTTTAAACTCTACAACTGAAGATGGTGGTTTAGGTATTTCTGATGAAGAAAAATCCCAACTACTTGAAGAAATGGAGAAGTTACAAAATAAGTAATTATGGCAAATCCCTTTGCTCAATCTTATAATGGTACATCTCAATCTTCTGAAACAACCATTTCAGCAAGGGTAATAAGTATTATTTTAGATGATACCCACCCTTTATTTAATTCATATGGTCAATGGGATTCTATTGGTACTATCTTTTATGATAGCATAGAATCCCCTACACCTTACCTTCCAATAAAAGACCCACAAAGTGAATCTTTATCGTATTATCCAACAGCAAAACCTTTATTCCCACAATATAAAGCACTTCCTCTTATAAATGAAGTAGTTGTTTTAGTGCAGGGTCCTTCTTTAGAATCTGTAATAGCAACAAGTGCAAAAAGTTGGTACTATATAAGTACCATTAATTTGTGGAACAGTCAACAACAAAATGTCCTTCCAGACCAAATTTATAACCAATATCTTTCAGATAATCAATCAAAAACTACTCAAGAAGTAGAAGCAGGATCCCCACAAATAGAAAATTCAACAGATTTAACTATTAATATTGGAAATACGTTTGTAACTAAAAAATATATTTACCCTCTTAGACCCTATGAAGGGGATGTAATACAAGAAGGTAGGTGGGGGAATAGTATTCGTTTAGGGAGTACTGTAACAGGTAGTGATAATTCATGGTCTAACGCTGGAAATAATGGAGACCCAATTACACTAATAAGAAATGGTCAATATGGTACTATTCAAACTCCTGGAGAGTATATTTTAGAAAATATTAACCTTGATGATTCATCTATTTATTTAACATCTAATCAACAGATTCCTCTTGAAATAGCAAGTTCAAATGATTATTTAAGTTACCCATCTAATCCTCCTACACTACCAAGTGAGTATGATGGAAAACAAATAATATTAAATTCGGGACGATTAGTTTTAAACTCTGATTTAGATCATATATTATTATCTTCTCAAAAATCCATAAATCTAAACAGCCAATTATCAGTTAACATTGATGCTCGTTCAGAATTTGTAGTTCAAACACCTTCTGTATATTTAGGTGATACTCAAAACGCTCAACCTTTAGTTTTAGGGAATGATTTAGTAAGTTTATTAACTGATTTAGTTAGTGATATAGACTCATTAGCAATTTCTTTAAGTAACCAAGTAAATGGTCCTGATGGTACAC